ACTGGTCCAGCAATTGTTAGGTGGCCTGTTGGTGCAAGACAAGAGCCACATGCAGACAAAGAATTTCATTCTGGCCCAGAAAAAGGAAGAGCAAATGATTTTCCTTGGTATGACCTAGCTGGTTTATTTTATTTTAACGATGATTATGAAGGTGGAGAATTATATTTCCCACAACATGGAATTGAATTTCAGCCAGTGGCTGGAGCAGCATATTTTTTCCCAGGTGACATGAACTATACACACGGGGTAAGACCAGTAAAATCTGGAAATAGATTTACATCTCCATTCTTTTGGACGATACAAAAACATACAGGAGAAAAACAACCATGAGTGAATTAGAACATGTAGAGCTTTATCCAAAAGTTGATGTTTATAGAAATGTCTTAAAAGACCCAGCACAACTATATGAAGTAATGAACGCTTCAGAAAAAACTTCAGAAGGAAAGTATTTTTTAAAGACCTGGGATCCTTGGGCTCATTTTGGAACGTATACTCAGAAAAAAGATATAAGAGAAGTTTCTGCAGAAATTCAATCTACAGAAATGTTTATTAAAGAAAAAGCATTTGTTGAAGAAGTTGAAGCGGCATACAGTAAGGTTATAGCGGACTACATAGAAAGACACAACATCGAGTTGCCAGAAGGCTGGCGATTCAGCGGATCCTCTTATTCTAAATATCATGCAGGAGTTGACAACCTTAAGAGTAAACTTACCATGCAGTATCATACAGACCATATAACATCACAAAAAGATATGCCTGGGGATAAATTTTCAATTACCTGCACAATGTATATTAATGATGATTACGATGGCGGAGATATAGAGTTTTATATTAATGGGCAATTCATTAATCATAAGCCAAAAGCTGGTGACATTTTAGTATTTCCTTCAACAGAGCCATATTATCATGGGGTAAAAACAATTAATAGCAATGAGAAATTTTTTGTTAGAAATTTTATAATGACCCCTCACAATGGCACAGAAGAATGGCTTGCCAACCAAAGAAAATTTGGTGCTTACAAATGGGCAAAAATGGAGCAAGAAAGAATTGATTACGACGATAAAAGAAACATGGTTTATTTTAATGACGGAGTTCCAGTTACATATGAAGAGCATGTTGAAAAGCAATTTGGCGTCCCATTTGATGCTGAAAAGGAAAAGGGGATAATGTAATTATGGAAAGAAATATGGTTATAACTAGACACAAGCCAGATATTGTGCAATATGACAACTTCTTAACTCCAGATGAATGTAAATCAATCATTGATGTTCTAGCCATTAAGATGGAAAAAGAACAATTAAAGTGGATGCCAATTTCATTTTATGAGTCATACTCATCAGGTACTCCAGAGTTAAATGACCCAGACACAATTGCCTGTGGCCTACCAGGAGATTTTTTTGTAGACCTTAGACAAAGAGTTATAGATGCTACTGCAGACATGGCTGGTAAAGATCCAGAACAAATGTCGCAGATAAGCTGGCACTCTCAAAGATGGGCACCAGGAGCTTTTGCAAATATGCATTCAGACAATACTTCTAATGATGGAGTTTCGGGAGCATTTACTAGAAGTAGATATGCAACTTTTCTTTATTTAAACGATGATTTTGAAGATGGTATTTTAAACTTTAAGCATGGATTAACAATTGTTCCAAAAACTGGAACCCTAGTAACATTTGCTGGAGGATTCCATAACATGCACGAAGTTACAACAGTTAAAAAATCTATAAGATACACTCTTGGATCATTCTGGGATGATAGAGAAGAAAGTGATTATCCACAGGAAGTTAGAGATGCTTGGGCGGCAGAACTTGCTGAGGTTAGAGCAATGCAAGCAGATGAAGCTATTGAGTGGGAAGACTACAGAAATAAAGGATTAAGAATAACCCCCCGTGGAGAAGTATATCCAGCATCAGAAGTAGAAGGATAGCATGCAAAACAATGTAGAGTTTAAGCAATTTATAATGTTTGATCTTAAAGTTTTGGGAACAGATATATGGTACTGGGAAAATGCATTAAGCTTTCCAGAACATTTAAAAGATTTTATAGACAAAATAGACCAAGAGCCAGAATCATATTCCAGAATATCTAAATGGGAAAATTGGACTGCTAGCAATGATTCTAGTCTAGTATACGGTAAAACAAAAACAATAAATGCGTCTGCTTTAAAAAAAACTACTGGATCTGACATGGTAGATAAAAAAACTCTTTATATTGCTAATAGTTTTTCAATGGCTTTTCAAATGTGCACCGATAGATATTTGGAATCTAGAAGGTTAGATAAAAATAAATATAACCTAAATCTTGATCGCATAACAATAAAAGCCTGGAATGAAGGACAATCAATGGGCCCACATTTTGATGGACAAGATGGAAATAAAGATTTAGCATTTTCTTTAGTAGCATATATTAATGATGATTATGAGGGCGGAGAGATTAATTTCCCAAACCATAATGTGACTATAAAGCCAAAAGCTGGAAGCCTAATAATGTTTCCATCACAAGAGCCTTACATACACGAAGTAAAGCCTATTGTGTCTGGTACTAGATACATGAGCCCAGCACACGTATATATTAAGTAGATAGGTGGTATAATAAAAAAATGAGCACAGGAGTAAATGGCTGGAGATTTCCAGACTACACAGACACCCCAGACGTACCTAGAGACCTAGGAAACCTTGGCGCTGACATTGCGACATTCATTGCCGCTAATCCAGGCCCACAGGGCCCTTCAGGCACCTTAGCGGTAGGTACAGTAACTACTGTTAGTGCTGCTACACCAGCATCAGTTGTAAATGTAGGAACTGCATCTAATGCTATATTGAATTTAACATTACCAAGAGGTGTTGATGGAATTATTGGTGGTCCTGGTCCCTCTAATGTTTTAAATATTGGAACTGTTGTTGAAGGCGGCTCTGCTAGCGCAACAATAACTGGAACCAGTCCTTCACAAACATTAAACTTAGTTCTTCCCCAAGGTCCGCAAGGCATACAAGGACCAACTGGACCTCAAGGTCCAGCCACAGTAGCTGTTGGAACAACTACAACTGGTGCGGCTGGAACAAATGCCTCAGTTGTTAATACTGGAACGACAGCAAACGCTATTTTTTCATTTACAATACCAAGAGGCGCAACTGGCGCAACTGGACCAACTGGACCTCAAGGCATTCCTGGAGACAGCGCAACAATTGACCCAATAGCAACAACAATAAGTTTAAATATACCGACATCTTCTGGATACGGAGTAAACTCTAACTGGTACCCATTTGCAAACAATCTTTATTCAATGGGGCAGCCAACAGATGTCCCAAATGGAGTTTCATCAAATAGATTCTGGAAAACAATATACTCTAATACTGGAACCATTAATACTTCAGATGAAAGATTAAAAACTGATATTGTTACATCTCCACTTGGCCTTGATTTTATAAATAATTTAAATCCCGTAAAATATAAATTCCTTGAAGGTGGAAAAGAAGTAGTTGAGGGAGACATAGTTTCTATTCCTGGATCAAGAACACATTATGGACTTATTGCCCAAGAAGTAAAACAAGCATTAGATGAATCTGGTGTTGGAGATTTTGCTGGTTGGGTAAAAATGGATATGTCACAAGAAGATTCTATGCAAGGCCTAAGATATGATCAGTTTGTGGCACCATTAATTAAAGCCGTACAAGAGCTTACAGCGAGAGTCAAAGCCCTAGAAGAGAAGTAAGACATGTCATATAAGTATACTGTCTTAAAAGATAACCCACTTGCATTTTTTTTGTTGGATGAGGTTCGTTCTGGAGAAACTAATTTATACAGCAACTTAACTTCACTGTATTCCACCTATCAAGATTTAAAAGATAATGGAATTTCATATGCAGCAGTTAGCGGACTACCCATTGTAGACTACTCTGGAAATTCTATGGAGGGCTACGCAATAGATGCTTCAGATATGGAAGTTCTTCCAATAGTAGGAGCTGGCGTCAGAGGTACTGAAATTAATGAAAATATTGATCTGTCTTTAAAAGCTTTAGGAATTGCTAATTCTAAAAGCCCAGACAACCCCTTTGCATTTGAAATATGGTTTAGCCCAGATCCTTCTGACCTATCAGAATACTTAATCATTGGAGATGCAACAAATAAAATAGGTTTATTTTATAAAAATGAAAATGTAATATTTAAGTGCACGGAGCAAGAAAAAGTCTGGTCTAAAGTAGCCAAGACTAAAGTAATGCATATAGTGGGAATATTTTCTAAAGATAAAATGTCTTTGTATATAAACGGATCTCTGGTTTCTGAAAAATTTATTACAGCAGGGTTTAAATTTACAAATGCATCCATGACTCCTAAAATTGGTCCAGCAAATACTGGAAAGAGATTTGTAGTAGATTCGGCAGCAATATATAATTATGAAATAGAAGACACAAAAATTTTAGCACATTATTTAGCTGGGTATAAAGAAACTAAGTATTCACAAATTGTTTATTCTAAAAACGGCGTATTGTTTTCATTAAATTCTGTGTTTTTAAAACCAGCAGTTTCATATAGATATCCTGGATCTAAATCCTTAGATTCTATAGTTTCGGGAGACGCATACTATAATCCAACTTATAAAAGAATAGAATTTGCCCAGACAGAATTAGTAGAAGAAAAAACTTTTGTATTTGAAGAAAGACTTTATGTGCCAAACCCAGAGAACATTGTTTCTTCTAGGATATCTTATGGCCAAGATGTGCAAAACATTTTAGTGGAAGCTAAGGTTCCAGGGCAGCCATGGGTAGTATGTAAAAACAATTCTACTCTTCCATATTATAATAAAAATGAAGACCTATCTGGTCCAATACTAGACATACGTGTAACAATGAACACTCTAGATTCATCTTTTGACCTCCCCTACTTTGATAAATTGGAAATTGACTTATACTCAAATAAAGATTTTTATTCTGATAATGGTGGGGGTAAAATATATTCAAACTACGATTATTCATTGGGTTATTATAACTACCCAGTAAGAATGCAAAATAAATACAACGGATTGACCATGCAATCTGGTTATGGCTTTTCGGTAGACCTTCCAATACAGCCAAGAACAATAGAAATGTTTTTTACTCCAAGAGAAGGTAAGAATGTTTTATTCTCATCAGCCTTAGCCTCTTTAAGCTGGACAAATAGCGGGGTAATAACAAAAAATGGAATTAGTGCAATATACGTCAATGGAGTAAATAGAACTACATCCACCAACGTATCCCAATTTTTATTAAGTGGAGTATCTCATCACATATTAATAGTGCTAAGCGCAAGCGCCACAAATATTAAATTAAATCAGAACCAAAGTGGGTCGGAATATGGTGGATCTAATACCTATAGCAATTTAGCATTTTATGAAACCCCATTTACCGCTCCAGAAGCCCTAAAGAATTATAAGCTGTATTGCTCAGAAAATTCATTTACCATAGAAGACCCAGGCATAACTTTCTCAGAAAGTGCTACTGGCCTAGACAACACAGCCTACTTCACAAGATCTTTTGACGTTTAGCCTGCAATATTTTTAAAATATTGTCACAGATTAGGACAGAAGATGGACTTTTGTTGAGAATAATGGTAAACTGGTTAACATATGGAAATCTTAAATCAAAAAAGTCAAGTTGTTGAAGAGACACGCCTAGGCATATACGTATGGGAAATGCCAGATGGTCGATGGATCGGCGATGATGATGGAAATTTCCTTTCTATAACATCAACCAAAGGCAACAGATCTAAAATTGCCGCACTCGCAGATTCTGTTAGACATTATGGAATTAGCGAAGGCCAGCCTAAATTTCTTTCAGGCAGAAGAAAAATTGATGATGAAGAATTTGAGCATCAAAACGAAAGACTTAAATGGGGCCTTACTCCAGATCCATTAGATATTGGAGAATATAAAGATTCAATTTTAAGAGGGGGATCTGTAAGATGACACAATTTTTAGAAGACGGACCAGAAGATACATACGAGGTATCTGTTAAAAATAGTTCAGACCTATTCTCATTTAAGAAAGAAAAAGAACACGTAGACCCATTTGCAATTGGTATTGATGACCTTAAAAAAGTAAGAGGCCTTGGAACAAACTTTAAAAGAAAAGTAAATAGAGATTTTGCAAAATCATTTACTGGTAAAGATGGAGCAGCAACACAACAAAATCTATTGCAATCAGCAGTTACTGGTTATGCAATGTTCGACCTTGTACAACCAGTATATAATCTAGAATATCTTTCTCAAATATATGAAGTTTCAACATACAACTATGCAGCTATTAATGCTAAGGTGGCAAATATTGTTGGTCTTGGATATTCTTTTATGGAGACAAGAAAAACGAATGATGCCATTGATGCAATAACAGATGATAAGCAATTAGATAGAGCTCGTAGAAAACTAAATAAATTAAAACAAGATCTTCAAGACTGGCTAGATGCAACAAATGAGGAAGATACATTTACCGAAACATTAATAAAGGCGTATACAGACCTAGAAGCAACTGGTAACGGCTACCTCGAAATTGGTAGAACTACAGGCGGAGACATTGGTTATATTGGCCATATACCAGCAAAAACTATGCGTGTAAGAAGACTTAGAGATGGATTTATGCAATTGCTTTATGGAAAAGCTGTATTCTTTAGAAACTTTGGAGATACAGAAACTATTAATCCAATTGGCGATTCAGAGGATAGACCAAACGAAATCATTCATTTAAAGAAATATACCCCAATGAATAATTACTACGGTATTCCAGATATTGTAGCAGCCCAGATGTCACTTGCGGGAAATGAATTTGCTGGCAGATACAACCTTGACTACTTTGAAAACAAAGCGGTACCAAGATATATTATTACAGTTAAGGGAGCAAAGCTTTCTCCAGAGTCAGAAAGGAAATTGCTTGAATTCTTCCAAGTTGGATTAAAGGGTAAAAACCACAGATCACTATATATTCCTCTACCAGCCGACACTCAAGACAATAAAGTTGAATTTAAAATGGAACCAGTTGAAGCTGGTGCCCAAGAGTCTTCATTTAATATTTATAGGCAGTCAAATAGAGATGAAATTCTATTGGCACACAGAGTCCCAATTAATAAAATTGGTGTTCCAGAAGGCGTATCTTTGGCAAACGCTAGAGATGCAGATAAAACATTTAAAGAGCAGGTTTGCCGTCCAGCTCAAATGAGACTTGAAAAAAGAATTAATTCAATAATTGAAGAAAAGACAGATGCATTAAAAATTAAATTCGAAGAGTTGACTTTGACTGACGAAGATACCCAGTCTCAAATAGACGAAAGATATTTAAGAATGCAGGTAATTACTCCTAATGAAGTTAGAATTAGAAAAGGAATGATTCCTGTTGACGGCGGAGACGAAATGGTTGAATTAAAGCCACAGCAAGCAGCTGATCAAAAGGCAACTGCTGGGAAAACTAGGGCTAGGGATTCAGAAAGATCTGCTGCATCTTCCGATAAAGTCGGAGAAGGCAGAAATGCAAAGGGTGACGGAAAAAGGGTTGACTAACCCTAATCAACTGCTATTTGCTTTATAGTAGATAAACCATTAAAATTAAGCATATGAACATTGAAAAGTCACAGTGGTCGACCAATGGCCAAAACATTCATTTGTCTGTCCCATTCACAAAAGTGAATAGGGAGACAAGAACTGTTTCTGGATTCGCTACATTAGACAACGTAGACCAAACAGGTGACGTTGTAACAGCAGAAGCAAGCATAAAAGCATTTGAAAGTTTTAGAGGCAATCTTAGAGAGATGCATCAACCATTAGCTGTAGGCAAAGTAGTTTCTTTTAAACCAGAAACATATTACGATCAAAAGTCAAAAGAATTTTATAATGGAGTTTATGTAACATCATATATCTCTAAAGGCGCACAAGATACATGGGAGAAAGTTCTTGACGGAACACTTTCAGGTTTTTCAATTGGCGGAAAAATTAAAGAGTCAGATAATGAAATGAATAAAGCAACAGGAGAAACTGTAAGATTTATTAAAGATTATGATTTAATTGAATTATCAATTGTTGATTCTCCAGCAAACGAAATGTGCAATATTATTTCAATAGAGAAAATGAACGGCCAACTTGTATTTAAAGGTATGGCAGCAGATGTAGTTACAGAAAATATTTTTTATTGCGAAGAAAGCGATTCTGTTTTTATCTCAACAGACAAAACGTATTCTTCTCCAGTTACTGGAAAAGAAGCTACGCTAATTGGATGGGTCGAAAGCTCAGACATAAACAAATCAAAAGAGATAGATAAGATTCTTGCTTCATTTAAGAAGTCAAGAGTTCCGTTACCTGGAATACAAACAATAGCAAAACAGGTTAACGTACAAGGAGGTAATGAAGTGGAAAAACTAAACGTAAAAGCTGAAGATTCAACAGTAGTAACTGCAGAAACAGCAATCGTTGAAGAGACCGTAGTAGCATCTGATGCACCTGCAGTCGAAGATGCACCAGACACTGATAACTCAGTGGAAGATGCAGACTCTGCTTCTGTAAATGTCTTTAAGTCGGTTGATGCTCCTCAAGCAGAAGCTGCAGTTGAAGAACCTGATTTTGCAAAAATGTTAGTAGACCTAAAGGGATTCTTTGCAGATACTCTTAGCAAGGCTACAGAGGCAAATGCAGTACAGGTTTCAGAAATCAAAGAAACTGTAGAGACTTTTAGTAAGAGCGTAAATGCTCAAATTACAGAGTTAGCAGAAAAGCACAGTGCACTTAGTGCCGCTGTCACAGAAATAAAGGGCACCATTGATGGTGTTCAAAAGCGTGTAGATGCCGTAGAAGGCGATACAGCAATTAAAAAGTCCTCAGACCTTGGCGGGTCTGTTGCACCAGCAGTAAACAAATCAAAATGGAACGGTTCTTTCCTCGGTTCCGTAAACGAAATATTTAACTAGGGTAGGTGAAATAAAAATGAGTAATGAAACATTAGAAAAAGCAATCGCAGCAGGCACAACAGCCTCAACTGGTTTTGCATCAACAACTGGAGGAGCAGGAGTACACACAGCGTCTGAAAACGGCAACGGTGGTCTTCTTAATCCAGAACAATCAGCTCGCTTCCTAGACTATATGTTCGATTCAACCGTAATTGGAAAAGTCGCACGTACAGTTCGAATGAAGTCAGACACAACAGAAATTGATCGTATGTCAGTAGGAGAAAAGCTTGTTAAGCTTGCATCCGAAGGAGATAATACAGGTGTTAACTCAGCTGTAACTTTCTCAAAGATCTCTTTAACAACAAAGAAGCTACGCATGGACTGGGAGCTTTCAACAGAATCACTAGAAGATAACATCGAGGGTGCAGATCTAGAAGATCACATTGCACGTTTGATGGCGACACAAGCAGGAAATGACATCGAAGATGTTATTCTTAACGGTGACGAATCTCTAACAACCGATGCTCTTTACAAATCATTTAATGGTGTTGTAAAGAAAGCTAAGACCTCTGGTCGTGTAGTAGATGCAGCGGGTGCAGTAATTTCTCGTGCTGTATTCAACTCAGCGCTTAAGGCTCTTCCACGTAAGTACAAGCAACGTCGTACAGACCTTCGCTTCCTTGCAGGATCAAACTTGATCCAAGATTACTTATACTCTAACTCACAGAACATCCAGAACGTTACTCCACAAGATATTGCCTCTGGCATTATCCGTGGTGATGTTCCTGTTCTAGGAGGTCCTGCAGGATATGTAGCTCCATACGCATTTGGTATTCCAATCGTTGAAGTTCCACTTCTTCCAGAGACACAAACTGGTACATACGCAAGCCCATCAGGATCACACGGAGATGTCCACTTGACATTCCCTAACAACGTGGTAATTGGTGTAAAGCGTGACGTAACAGTTTACCGCTTCTTCTGGCCACGTAAGGACTCAATTGAGTACACAATGTATACTCGTGTTGGCGTTCAAATCGAGCAGGCAGACGCTTGGGTAGTTGTAAAGAACGTTAAGATAGCTTCCTAATTAGGAATTAATCTAAGAAAAGCCCCCAATTAATTTTGGGGGCTTTTCATTTTAATTATACAATGCTATAATGGTTTTACCTAGAAAAAGGAGTAATAAATGTCTTTTGACACATTAAAGGTCGGAGAGCTAAAAGCAATTGCAGAAGATTTCGCAGTTGAAACAGAAGGACTTAAGAATAAGCAAGACATAATTGCAGCACTATCAGAAGAGGGTGTTACATACGAAGTGTATACTAAGACACTAAAGGATGTAGAAGATGCAAAAGAGGAAATTGAAATCCTCCCAGTATTTGATCCAAAGGCAGAGCGTACAGAAGATACTGTACTAGTTAGAATGACAAGGGCAAACTTTAGGTATGACATTTTGGGCCACACGTTCACACAGGAACACCCATTTGTAGCAATGCATAAAGATTCTGCTCAAGAAATTTTTGATATAGAGGAGGGGTTTCGTTTAGCCACACCAAAAGAAGTACAGGATTATTACGGCTAACCTTAACAACACAAAATGGAAATTATAGTAGGAACAAATGCTCCAGTAAAGCAAAGAGTCTTTTGGAAAGGCGGCATATCTAGAGCAGATTCACTTCCAACAGTTAAGTTTTATGACATAACTGAAGACCCAGCAGTTACTCCATCTATTAATCCATTAACTCTTTTACACACACAAACAGCAGAAGAAGTAGACACGGACTTTGGAGTATACAGTGTATACCCACCATTGGCTCTTACAAACAGACCTAGATCATTAAAGCTAGTATGGGAATATCAGGTTGATGGACAGTTAGTAACAAAAGAGCATAAGATTTTTGTTGTAACTCCATACGTAGACTTAACGCAGGCAGCAGATGCATTAGGGTTTGGATTTGATCAATCTGACCCAAACTATAAAACATTTGCTGACTTGGTTGCTGCAGAGCGATATGCTAGAAAGTTAATTGAAAACTATACTGGACAGCAGTTCCATTTATATGATGATGTAAATATTGTTTATTCAACTGGTGCAGATGTTTTACCGTTGCCTCAAAAGATTAACCAGTTACACGAGCTTTATTTAAATGACATGCTTTTGGTTGATACAATTAACAACATTAATAATTTAAATATGCCAGTTTCGGTATCTGAAAGTGGATTTGGGTTAAGAGTTGATAGATCAAACGCTTTAGACAATGTGGTATATTACGCAAACGGCATGATTCCTCCAAGCATTAATGATAGTGGAAGAGGTATATTTGTAAACGGCGGAACATACAGGGTTGCTGGTAGATATGGTTGGCAAAATGTACCAGACGAGGTAGAGCTTGCTTGTATTGAATTAATGAGAGACTTTTTCTCTAAAGATAAAGAGTGGCGAAATAAATACATAAAGAGTATACAAACATTTGACTGGCAGTTCCAATACGATACATCAGCATTTAGTGGCACAGGAAATAACTATGCAGACCAGCTATTGCTACCATACGTCACAAACAAAATGGTAGTTATTTAACATGAACAATCTGGTCGATTCTATTTTCAATATGAAAGTAGATATATATATGCAAGAAGACTATCAGGACCCAAATACTGGTGCTATTAAAAAGTCTTGGATATATGAAAAGACACTCCCTTGTTTTGCAAAAGGAATGATATCTAACTCATCTTCTGCAAGAAGCGGAGACAATAGGTCTATATCAATTAAATATGAAAACACTCAAACTATAGAAATTAGAACACAAACACCAATTACGTATAGACAAAAAATAACTAACATTAAAGATTCTTCCAACAATGTAATATGGTATGAATTAAATTACCCAAATGATACACCCACAGTCTTTGAGATAGTAAGCTCAACACCAATCACAGATCCGTTTGGAACACTTATGGCATACAATTCAATTGCCAAAAGGTCGGAGAACCAGATAATTGGAGACTAACGGAGTAGCACTACTACAAGCAGCATCTGGCCTAGAAAGATTCATGGTTGGTTCATCTGCCGCTGGAGTTATTAAAGACAGTAACGTAGCACAGATATCTGCATTCTTATATTACCAAGCGAATGTAGCAGCAAAGCTTACGTCAAACAAAGCATTTCAAAGACTTTTTAAAACTACAATATTTAATCAAATAGACAAAGACTTTGGACTATTTATAGACTCTCAAGCACGTACAAAGCCAAAATCATTACACCATGTATATGAATGGAATAAAACTGGTCAGACTACTGGTAGATTATTTAAACTAAACAGAATGGATTCAATTGGACTTTCATTTAAAATTAACTATGATTTAAAATTATCTAAATCTTCCGTGCCGACAAAAAATAGAAAACAAAAGAGTAGATACGTTTTTGCAAATAAGGCTGCAGTAATGGAAAAAGGCATGCCAATTACAATCAGACCAAAATCAGCTGAAAGGCTGGTATTTGAAATTGATGGAGAAGTTGTATTTATGCCAAAGGGCAAGTCAGTTACAGTAAGAAGCCCAGGCGGTAGAGCATCTACCAATCAATTCAATCTTGCATACAGCAGATATTTTAGTGGGCCTATGGTATCTCATTCTATAAAGGCGTCTGGATTTCAAAATATATTTGGATCTAAGTTTGAAAAGGCAATGAGAGTTCCTTCTTCTATATCCAAGGTGCGTTATTCTTTTAGTCCAGGTACAATTAGACTACAGGCGGACTCAGCATTAACTGAACAATTTGGAGGGGTAGCATAATGGTAAACTATAATATAGATGCAATGTATGAAATTAGAAAACACTTGTGGCAAGAACTAATACTAAACAGTCTAGTTGATCCTAATTCATATTACAGCGACAACTTAGGCGAAGCAATAATTCCAATTATCCCAGTTCAGCAGGCTCCAGAAATGAGTCAATTTTTAAGCGGCAAAACCCATATAGTTTATGACAAGATAGGTAGCACCTATGAAGAAAACTGGATGATATGTTGCGAAAAGATATCATTTACAATTTACTCAGTAGACCATGCTGAAATAAATGCCATTAGGAATATGATGATGGATGTATTTAGAAGAATGGACGATTCTGCCAGAGACTTAAACAACTCCAAATCTACAGACAAGATAATATTCCACAATACAATGATTGTGGACATGTCTCCCACAGAGCCATCTGAGGAGCTAGCAGGCTTCCTGGCAGCAGACATTATATTAGAGGTTAAATACTCTAGAACCGTAGGGGCCAAGGGCAGGTTTGATTAGTTTGCCTTTTGGTTGATTGTAAGATAAAATTATACCAAGAGGAAATGAGCCTAGCCAGCTTGCTTTAAAGTTTTACAGTAAGTCAATATATATATATTTATTTAATAATGGAGGTTTTAAAACATGGCAAATCAAATTGCAGGTAATGCTAAGAATATTCTAGTTGGTGCTTCACCACTATTTATCTCAAACTTAGACGTTACAGCTACAGGATATGTAGAAAATTTTGCACCTGGAGAGCAGGGCTCAACAGCACCAGCTTTTTCAGCTCCAACAGCTTCAGCTGATGGAAAGTCATACACAGATACTTTGAATGAAGTAACTGCTTCAACAACACCAGCATTCTATTACAGAAACGTTGGTTACACAAACAACGGTCTTCAGGTTACATACAACCCATCATACGGTTCAGTAACAGTAGATCAGCTTCTTGATACAGCAAAGCTTTTCAAGGAGTCAATGGAAGTTATGATCGCAACAGAAATGGCAGAAGGAACTCTTGAGAACATTCTTGCAGTATTCGGCCAGAGCTCAGGTACACTTACAGATGGAGCAACAGTAGACAAGCTTGGTCTTGCTGGTGGAGCTCTTGGTGAGGCACCAACAGAGCGTCAGCTAGTTGCAGTAGGACAGGCTCCAACATCTGGAGCAGGAGTAACAAAGGCAGAGCGTGTATACTATGCACGTCGTGTTCTTTCTGTACAACAGTCACAGTTCTCTTTGGCTCGTAACGCAGCATCAACATTCCCAGTTACATTCCGTTTGCTTCCAGATGGTTCAAAGGCTGGTCAGGAATATGGTTTCATCGTAGACCGTGTTCTAAATAAGACAGGCGCATAATTAATTCTTATTAATTAATAAAACCCCCCTAAGAAATTAGGGGGGTTTTAACATTGTATTGGTAATTCTGATATGATACAATAATTAAGACGAGATCCTAGGAGGATTTAAATTGGCAACAACAGTATATGATGTAGAAGAGATTCAACTACAAAATGGCGCAACCGTAAAGTTAAAGCCTTTAACAATTAAAGAGCTTAGAAAATTTATGGCAGCTATTGCAAAGACGGCAGAAGTAACTACAGAAGATGAGACGCTAACCATCCTAATCGATGCTTGTGCAGTAGCACTAGAGAAGCAGCTTCCAGATTTGGTAAAAGATAGAGACGCATTCGAGGACACCCTTGACGTTCCTACAATTAATCGTATCCTTGAAGTTTGCGGTGGAATCAAGATGGACGATCCAAATTTGTTAGCAGCAGCGGTTCTAGCTGGTCAGAACTAGATCTAGCTGCATTAGAAGGAGAAGTATTTCTAATAGGAAACTATAAGAATTACGAGGAATTGGAAGACAACCTTTCAATGCCAGAATTGATTCAAACTTTTAAATCTATGCAAAAGTCTGAATCAGAAAAAAGAAAGTTTTTGGCCGCAATACAAGGCGTAGAACTTGATGACGCCGAAGAACAAGAAGAAAGCAAGAGCTTTGAAGATGTAAGAAGAAAGGCTCTTGGAATAACTGCAAGTGCATCTGATGTTGTTTCATTACAAGGTCAGTTTGCTTCAGAAGCAGGGTTTGGTATCGGAGCGGGACTCGGATACAAAAAGGAGTAAGTAGTTGGCAGATCAAAATATAGTTACCAACATAACTGCGACGGCTAATTTTTCTAGTCTAACAGCGCAGTTACAAGCGGTTACTTCTCAACTTCTAAAACTCCAAGCTACAACAATTGGTTTAAATAAAAATTTAACTAGCCAAGTTGGAGTAATGAATCGTCAGTTTGACGAAACCATGCGCTCCACTGGCCAGTTTGCCAGACACTTTGTAACATTAACTTCAGACGTATCTAAGTTTGGTCAGAACCTAGATAGCGGAAGAATGAAGCTAGGACAATATTTTAGAGCCTGGCAAGGACATACACAAAAAACTAGCTCATTAGTTAGAGAGTTAGCCAAGCAACAAGTAATGCTTGAGAACGCAATCATACAGCCGCTAGGTAAAAACGCTCAAGGATTAATGCAATACAACGTAATGGTTCAATCTGGACTAGACGCAACAAAAAATAAGTCTGCATTATTAAGACAAGAACTATCTATTATGAACAAGGTAATGATGGATGGATCAAATCAGCTTATTAACTGGGGTAAGAATACACAGTGGGCTGGTCGTCAGTTAACAGTAGGATTAACTGTACCTTTAGCAGCATTCGGTATGGCTGCAGCAAAAGCATTTAAGGAAGCAGATCAAGAGTTAACTCGTTTAACAAAGGTTTATGGAGGATTAACTGCAACATCCAGCGCTGATCTTCTTAAGGTTCGTAAAGATGTTATGGCAGTATCAAGAGAATTAGCTTCTGGACTAGGAGCAAACTTTACAGAGACTATTGCGCTTGCCGCAGATATTGCTGCTACTGGTAAAGAGGGTGCAGACCTAATTGACTCAACAAGACAAACAACAAGACTTGCAATTCTTGGTGAAGTAGATAGACAAGAAGCAATGAAAGCAACTCTCGCAATTCAAACCGCATTTGGACAAAACACAATGCAGTTAGCAGAGTCAATTGACTTCCTGAACGCCGTTGAAAACCAGACCTCAACAACTCTAGATGATTTAGTAACAGCTATTCCAAAAGCTGGCCCAGTAGTAAAAGCACTTGGCGGAGATGTAGAAGATCTTGCACTTTATTTAACTGCAATGCGTGAAGGTGGAATTAACGCATCAGAAGGTGCCAACGCATTAAAGTCTGCATTAGCATCTGTAATTAACCCAACAAAAGTTGCAAAAGAAATGTTTATGGGATTGGGAATTGATTTAGCTGGGATAGTAGATAAAAATGCTGGCAACTTAACTGGAACAATTATGGCACTTAAGGATTCTCTAGACTCACTTGAACCACTACAAAGAGCAAGAGCAATTGAACAATTATTTGGTAAGTTTCAGTTTGCAAGAATTAATGCATTATTTGAGAACTTAGGGAAAGAAGGAAGCCAGACCCTACAAGTATTAGACTTAATGAAGGCTAGCACGAAAGATCTTGCTAGTATATCTGAACGAGAATTAAAGGCACTTACAGAATCAGCATCTGGTAAATACAGAAGAGCACTTGAATCAGTAAAGGCAGAGCTTGCAGTAGTCGGAGAGCAATTCCTAAAAGTTGGAGCATTTGTATTAAATGCAATCGATGGAATTTTAAAGTTTATTGGAAACCTTCCAGCACCAATTAAGGCTGTACTAGGATTTATTGGAAGTCTTACAGCAGTTGCTGGTCCTATTATTATGTTAACTGGTGTACTTGCCAACTTCTTTGGATATATCATTAAAGGAATACTTGCCCTAAAAAACATTGGTAAGGGTGGAACAGGATTTAAGTTATTAACTCCAGAATTAATGGCAGCTGAGGCTGCTGCAAAAAATGTAGAACAATCATTCTACAGTGACACAAAAGCAGCAGCTACGTTTTCTGATGCAGTTTTAACACTAGCAGCATCATTTGAAAAACTAAAGCAAAGCGCAATGTCATCTACCGTTGCAACTAGCAACAGTATGTCTACCGTAGCTGGTAACCCAGTGATGCGAGGCGGGGGAAGAATTGTAGACAAAGATAACCCTCTTGTTGGCAAATCATATTCAAGAGACATGTCCCATGTTATTCCAACTGGATCAAAAACTGCAGAACAAAGAGCAAGCGAAACAATATTCTCTACAGTTCCTGGACCTAAGCCAGTAAACCTAAGACTTTCAAATTCACCACAGACATACATGAACGATGACCTTCCAAGAATTCCTGGAGTTACTTCAGTTAACGGAGTATCAAATGGAATAGTTGCAGCAGAAGCCGCTAAGTGGCATTCTATGACCGCAGCTTTGGCAATGCAGTCTAAAGCAGAAATAGCATTACTTAAAACTGAAATTGCTGCTACTGGAACAGTAACAGCATCACTATCAGATTCATATCAAGCATTGCTTCCACAAATGACAAAGATAACTTCTTTAGCAGCAGACGAAACAGCATTAATTGTTAAGCAATTACAAGCTGGTAAAATTACAGTAGAGGCAGCTAGAGCTAAAATATTTGCATTAAATGCACAAGTAGAAGTTATGCTAGCTCAAACAGCGCAAGGTGTAGCTACTGCTCAAGCAAGAAACATAAACTTGGGAATGGTTCCGCTTACATCTCAACCAGTAGTAGGCGCAGCTGGCAAGTCAAACATGAAAGAGCTTTTCCATAAGTCAGAAACTTCTAAACTGGTAGATTCAATTGCACGTGGTCTTGGTGTTAGAACATCTGGTGCTGGTTACAGTATTCAAACAACAAAGCCTAGATTTAATGCTGGCGGAAAAATTGAAGACTTTGGTCAAAACAAAACTCGGGTAAGCGGTCCTGCATCTATTACATATGACGATAGAATGGGCAGTATTCCATTGGGTGGATATGTATTAAATCAAGCGGCATCGATGGATCCAGCAAATGCTAAATTAGTAGCAGCAGCACCATCAACTCATAATAACAGCGGTAGCAATATAACTGCTTTGCTTACACCAAAAGAAACAGTATTTGGTCCAGGAATTCAAGACAATCCAGAATTATTAGCAGCAGTAGATGCAGCAAATAACGGAAGACCACTTCCAAGACGTATGGGTGGTGGAAAGATTAATCTTTCAACATCTAATTATGGAGCAATAAATCCAGCAGTAATGGTTAAAATTTTATCACAATTATTTAAACGCAATCCAAAACTTTCAAGGGAAATGCTTCGAGGCAGAGATATGTCTTTGTCTGGTGCGGAAGCTAGAGCATATCAGGAAAGTGTTTTTGGAACTGCTCTTAGATCATCATCTAGAGAATTAAGCAGACAATATTATTTTGTAGGAAATTGGGGCGGAAGATTAAGGGCAAGTGTCAATACAGCTCTTTCTCATGGTGCTGCTAAAAAGGCTGATATTGTAAGCGATTTAATGCATGGATCATCTCAGCAGGCATTGCCTTCACTTACCAGATTTTTACAAGTAAATAAAGTACCTCCAGACAAAATAGCATTACTAACTGATCGTGCTAGAGCAAACATGGTTTCTGGTTTGTCTGGTACTGGTAAAATTGGGGAAGCAGAATGGTCAAGGCTACAACACAAAGAATATCTTGCAGTAGCTAAAGAGCTTCGTTTAAGAAAAGAATATCTAGAAAGCTTAAATGTTCCAGGACAAAGAAGAGCCCATTCAACTGACCCAGTTGCTAGAGGAATTCAAGCGGAGACTGCTTTAAATCCATATGGTAAAACAGATTTAGAAAAACTTATTGCAGCAAATGATGCCAATGGTACAAGGTATATGGGCTCATATCGTAATTATGGAATAGAAAAAATTAATGGAGAACCTACCGCATTAGCGCACATGATGCCTAAATTTAGTGGCGGAGGAATGATCGGCAATGTCTTAAAGGGTTTGGCCATGAGAAGAATTGGTGCAGGATTTGGACCAACTGGAGCTCCTAAGCCAAGTATGTATGAGTCAGCACCATGGGGAGTTAACTCACTTTCAATTGGAATGGCAGAAACATTATTTGCAAATTCTGGATTAAGAAAAAATACACAAAAATTATTCTATGATAAGTTTGCGGCAGCTATGGCAAAAGAAAAGCCATACGGTTATGTTAAAGATGCAAAGACTGGTTCTTTAAAGCACGGGCTTGAGCCAGATGTACTAGATTCAATTATTAGATCAGCAGCTTCAGATCTGATTGGAGATAGAAATGTATTAAGACAATTGTCCCCAATAGACAGAGACATATTAAAAAATAAATATTTAAATTGGGATTCAAAACAAAATACTCCAATGACAGCAGAACTTAAAAAGAAAATATTTGATATTAGCGGTAATAGAGAAATGGGTGGTCCAGTATCTCCAGGACAAAATTATGTTGTTGGAGAAAAAGGACCAGAAATATTTAGACCACTTCAGAGCGGAAATATTATTCCTGGATATGAAGTTGGCGGAGTTATTAAATACGGTAAAGACTCATATGGACTTAGTGGAAATCCAGCAAAACGTGCAGAACAGCTTGCAGAAAAAGCAGCACGTGCTGAAGCAGCTAAATCTTACGGGGGACAAAGATCTTTCCCTTACGCACCAGGATTAAGACTTCCCTTATCAGGAGCAGGCTCATCTATAGACTCTGCTTTTTCATCAATTGCTTCTTCTCTTAAAGCAGGCTCAAATAAATTAGTAACAAGCACAAGAATGATTAATGATCAGGTATCTTATTCGATAAGATCACTTGTAGACGGATCAAGATTATATGCAGACTCCATAACATCATCAGCCAAGTCTATTGGTTCGTCTTACAAACGTGGTGGCTCTGAAATATTAATTGCTGGAGCACCAGGAGCATTCCCAGGTGGCAAAGAAGATCGTGCCCAAAGAATGGCTAGTTCATTTAGAACTAATGCTGCATACTCAACAGCAGCAATCATGCACCCAATACAATACTTAAAGACAAAAGGATTAAATCCAGAATTTGGTCAAGGCGCTGGTGCAAACATGGTTGGAATGATGGGCGGAATGGCAGCAGGTGGAGCAATAGGTGGAAAGCTTGGCGGTCAAAATGGCGCAATGATGGGTAGCATGGCTGGAATGATGGGCGGCCAAATGCTTCTTCCAAAAATTGGTGGAATGATTGGGAAACGTGCTGCAGCAAGTGCAGCAACAGCAGGATTAGCTTCCGCAGGATTTGGCGCAACCGCAGCCGCTGCTGCAGGTTTAGTTGCACCATTAGCAGCGGTAACAGCAGCAGGTATTGCTGGATACAAAATGTGGAAGCATTATAAAGAAGGACAAGATCTTAATATAGCTTCGTTTGGTTTGACTGCAGAAGCAGCTAAAAAAGCTGGACTTAGGTTTACAGATTTTGGCGCAAGGATTAAGGATACTATTCAAAATGCAAAAGATATGGCTGATGCAAATAAGTTAGTTTATGAAAGTATGAAAGACGGCGGAACGCCATTCCAAATGACTACTGCAGAATACACGAAATTAAAGGTTGAAGTTAAAGAAACATTTGGTGAGCAAATTGATATATTAAACCGCCAGCCTTCAACTAAGGTTCCAGACGCAGTTAGCAGAATTAAAGAACAGTTAGTTGCCGCTGGTATGTCTGCTGAAGAAGCAACTAAAAAAATATATACAATGCTTCAGCTTTCAAATAAAAAAGATCAGTCAATCACTGCAACACTTGGCAATGCAGACTTTAAGGCAATTACAGATCCCCAATCTGCTGCTGTTTCTGCAGTAACTAGCTTTGGAGAAGACACTAAAACTCAGGGCAATAAAGAAAAAGCCGCCCAATTAAATACAGCCCTTACAGCAACTGAAACTGCAATTAATGATTTAATTGAAAAAAGAGAAAGACTTGTGGCGAAAGACTTGACTGGTAAAGTAAAATCACTAAGTTTTGCAGAAGCTGAAAAAATAGTGATTGATCAAATAAATAATTCAAAAGAAGCTGGAACAGTAATTGATGAAGGAACAATTAGTGCAATGGAAGAAATAAATCCAGGAATTAGAAAAATGATTAATGGATCTGATACAGTTGTAAGCGTATGGCAAAAAATTAGATTGCAAGCACAAGGATTTACTGGAGACCTTAATAAATTAAACGCCGAGCAAACCCAATTAATTGCCGATGCTTTCGCTGCAATATCTACATCTGTAGTAGCAACAAATTCAGCCAAAGGCGGGCTTCTAGAAAAGCAATACACTGCACTTGGTAAGCTAGAAGACAAAATTAAGTCTTACACACAAGCGTTAAAAGGACAAAAAGTTTCAGAGCAAATATCTGATAGAGAGAGGCTGTCTTCACTTAACAAGCAGATTGAAGCAAATAATAAATTGGCGGAAGCTAGAAAGAAAGCATTGTCTGCAGCACAAGCAGATGCCGACCTTGGAAGACAAATTGAAAAGACCAGAATTGCAATGCTTAATGCTGAAGCAACTGGAGACACACAAAAATCTCAAGAACTTAGACTTGATTTGGAGTCATTGACAAGTCAGCAACAAACAGAGTCACAATCAAAAGCTATTGATAAGGCAAATGAACTTGCAAATGCACCTCTCAAAGCTGCTATTGAAGCTATGGCTAAAAATCAACAAAAGGCTGCCGACAGTGCAGCGCTAGCTGGAGAAAGTTTAGAGTCATATCGTAAAAAGCAAGAAGAGTCTGTTGCGGCAATAGATAAAGTTAATAATTCCATGACCGCACTTTATGGCAATGCTGAAGCAGCTGGTAAATCAGTAGAAGAATATGTTAAAACAAATAAAGAAGCAGCAGCTGGATTCGTTGCTGCAGTAGAAGCGGCTACTGGCGAAAAGATGCCAAGGTATCTGGATTTTCAAAATTATGAAGGTGGGCAAGTAGTAAGTAAAAAAGTTGCAGTTTCTCCACAAGCAAACGCATTATCAATATTAGCAAAAGCAGGAGCAGGTTCTGCCGTTAACGATGCACTTGCAAATAGCATTAAGGGTGGAGCATCTCTTAAAGATATTGTAGACGCAATTCAAAATAAAGAAGATTCCAAAAAACTGAAAAAAATTTCTTATGCGATAAAGGAATCTGGATATTCTGCTAATAAAGTTGGAGCTGGCGCCCTTTCAGCTGCTGGAATTTCTTCGGGAGAACAGGTATTAGGAACAACATTTTTAGATAAAGATGGAGTAAAATGGAAAATATCTTCCCGTCCTGTTGGCGGGTATAACTCTGACTGGGGTGTGACAAAAGCTGGGTTTGGAACTATGAATTTAAATCCAAAAATACCAACAATTGTTGGAGACCGTGGGCCAGAAATGGTATTCGGAAATATGGTTATTCCTAACATGGCAAAAGTTCCTTTTGCATCACCAAGGTATGACTTAAAAGAAGCTGCAAAAAGATTTGAGCCTATGCAACAAAGATCTTCAAGTGCATCATATGTAGTAAATCAAAATATCTACGCATCTGAGGGAATGGATGTCGAGGCATTGTCAAATATGATTGTCAAAAAAGCTGAAATTGTTATTGGACAAAAGGCTAAAGTTAATGTTAAAATGATTGGACAGGGGAAGAATATATAATGGCAGCTTTAACTTTACCAGTAGGTTCAGCATTGTTTATACAAGATGCTCTTGGCGTCTGGCAAAAATTAACTGAGCATAATAGGTCCCCAATATCTGTAGATGTACAACGCTTTGAGCAGACCTCTAGAATGGCCAATGGAAGCCTTAGAAAGCTGTTTATAGCCGATAAGAAGAACATATCCACCTCCTGGAGCATGGTTCCGTCATATTCCACTATGACCGTAGATACAGGCTGGGGAGCGGAAGACATTAAAGCATTTTATTTAAGCGCCAAAGGCCAAGGAACATTTAATGTAAGAATAGCATATAACTCAGCCAGAACCGAAGATTTTGCCGCAAGTTTTACCTCATGCTCATTTAATATGATTAAAAGAAATGTAAAGGAAAAAGCGGCGGATACAGCACAGGCATTTTGGGATGTAAGTATTTCACTGGAAGAAGTATAATGCAATCAGTAAGCCAAACAACTCTAGATAAACTTAATACATCTGCTTCATATTCAATGTCAGGCGGATGCTGGCTAGAATATAATATGAACGATTTAATTTTAAATGCAGCGGTTACGGCTACACCAGCTGAAACTGCAACTCAAACAGATCCAATTACTGGTAAAACATACCAGCCATTTAAAAAGCTATTTCCATTAACCAGCATAATAGACCCAAGAAGACCTTCGGCAGCAGGAATTAATTATTTTATATTAAACCCAAATGTTATAAATAGCATACCAAAGTATAACGTTTCTTCAGATCTTCCAGTAAGAACTTATTTTTCTAGCCCTAAAAATCAATACAAATTTTGGGTTTCACCCAAGTCTGGCGGCACAGCATTAAGTAATTTTAGTTTTACTGTAGATTATCCTATATCAAAAACTGCTGTTGCCAATACCATACTTGTTAAATTTGAAACTTCTTACTCTAAGCCATCTACGTGGTCTATTAAAATACAAGATCACGCTGGTACTGAAACCACAATATCTACAAATGGAGTTGTGCCAGATAATGGAGTGTTCCAACTTTACTACAATGGATCCTCCTGGTCCACTACAAAATTTACAACGCCTACTGCTCCATTAAATATTAAAAAAATAATTGTATCTGTAAATACAATTAGCGTTGCAAACTCCTATCTTGGAGTTATAGAAGTTGGTGCTAGATATATTCAAGACGTATCAAATAGATTAGTTTCTTTTCAAATTTCAAAAACTTCATCAGATGATTCATCTGGCATTGTTCCAGTTGGATCAGTAACATCAAATGCTCTATCAATGTCACTAGAGGGGTATGATAAAAAAGGCATTGAGTATGACAAAACAATGGCATTCAATAAAGATAATATAAATTTGTACAAGAACGTAAAGGTGATTCCATTTAATAAAATAGGAGACGATGTTATTCCACAAGGAATATTTTACATAGATTCCTTCACTTTGTCAGAATTTGGAGATATTGATATTCAGGGACTAGACGGAGCAAAGTTTTTACAAGAAATACTAGCCCCAGATATTGTAATTCAAAATGCTCCATCACAAGCAATTATTAGAAGGCTTTTAGATAGCGTAGGGTTTACTGGATATAATTTTAATACATATGGTAAAGGGGATGTAAATAAAGTTGACTCTGCAACTATAGTTCCTTTGTATTGGTTTACAGAAGATACAAAAACAGTATGGCAACACATACAGGATCTATGCAGAGATACTCAAATGATAGCAACATTTGATAACAATGATATTCTTCAATTCTATCCTAGAGACTATTTATTTGATAAATTAAGAACATCTAGTTTTAAATTTAGAAGTGAAACTAAGGGAGTAAACATCCCGAATATTATATCTTTCACTAAAGAAACAGTCCCTTCTGTCAAAGCAGTAAAAGTGATATATACTCCAATTATTAGTACAAACTATCAAGGCTCATCAGACAACCTTTATGTTTCTCCGCCAGCCGCTATCGGTGCAGCCGCACTACAAACAACATTATTATCAACCGCCCAAATTGAAACAGACGCACCAAAAGGCGTTGTTTCGCTATCTCCTATTAGCGTTTATAGTGATTTAGCAGATACATCTTTTTATAATAAGGCTGGATATTTTTTAATCAATAATGAAATAATTGAATACGATGCAATTGAATTTCAATATGAGCCGCTTTCATCTCCTAATACAGTTACAAAAAAATGGATAACGTCAGATTCAGACATTGCAAAGTTTCTTGGGGAAAGCAAGATTAATTCATTCAAGCCTACGCTAAGATATAGAATTAAAGAAAGAAATGCATTTAATGCAACTGGCAAAGGTATAGGTGTAGGAGAGACCCACCTGGTAAATATTGATGATCTAAAATCAGAATGGTCAGGATCTAAACTAAACTTGTCTGCAAAAACAAATGTTGCAGACCAATCAGTATTCTCATTAAGACAAACAGATGGATCTGGTGTTTCAATTTCTAGATCCCTTCTTACAATAGTTGCACCTACGGCATCTAAAGAATACTATTGCGCTTCAATTAGTCCAGACGTTAATTTTACATCACAGAAATATTTTTCAATTGGAACAGCTTTATTCTTTAAGCTTGCTAAAGGTAGTAATGGAAGAACTACTGGAGAACAGTTTGTTTCTGCTGGACTTGGTATTGGTCTTGACGCCAATAACTTAAACGGCTATATTTTAAAAATTGGGACTTCTCAAAACGTAGCAAACAAAGGATTAAATTATAGAGATGTACAGTTATTTAAAATAGTTAACGGAGTAGAGACACCAGTTTCTGATACTCAAAAGACAGAAGAGGCATCAATTACTGGAGTATCTGGAGGAGAGTTTTACAGAGTAGACGTAAGAGTTTCTCAAGCAACAACAGGCCAAAGAATATTTAAAATTAAATTTAACAATGCCGTAATAACAGCAACTGATTCTGAAGCCACAACAATGGGCAACAAAATTGCATTAATCGGCATACAAGGTGAATCATCATTTGACTACGCATATGTAGCTTCATTAAAGAAAGAAGATTTTACTGGATCTTATTCTTATGACAATTATGGATCATACGTTGGTTCTGCCACAGAATTAAAAAATGTGTTTGGAGACTTTATTGCTATTGGATCTGCCTCCACTTTATCAAGTCCATGGATAAAAGAATTTGGGCCAGTAGCTAGAGAAATTAAAAAAATATCAACTAGGTATGCAACAAGACCAGGTTTTGTTAAATACCCTCAAATAATATTAAATCCCAACGTAACGCTACTTGGGTACGACGCAAACTCATTTGGAATTGATGCTTATATTTTAAATAACACTGGAGCATTTGTTGATTTAGCAGACGGCGGTCAAAAAAGCTTTATTGTAGTAGGAGAAACAATAGCTCCCCTGGACCCATTTGAGTACCTTGACCCAGATCTATCTGCAACCAAAAATGATGAGCAAGTCGCATTTGAATCTATGTGGATACAAAAGGAATCAGAAGCGAAGGCTTTATCTACATGGATGAGAACTCAATGGTCTAAACAACAAACAGTTATTCAGATAGATGTTTTCCCAAACCCTATTATTGAAACAGGGGATGTAGTTGAAATATCTTATCCTAATAACTTTGTGTATTCTACTGAAGATACTGGGCAAACGGCTGGCAAATATATTGTTTTGGATATTGAGCAGGGGTATAGCCAAGCCCCATCTACAAAACTTACCTGCAGGTCGATTTATGTTTAATGAAATGGTAGAATCTTAATATGGCTACAAAAAAACCAAGAATAGGAAAGTCGCAAGTTGCTGGTGGAGTTAAAGTCCAGCTGCCTTTAGACTCACCCCTAAGAAAAGTATTAAAAACAGATCAGTATGATCTTGTCAATATATACACTGATAGGGTAGATAAAACATATGTTGCTTCATCTCCAGACGATAATGAAGATATTGAAGATGACGATGATGATACCACACCAGATGAACCAATAGATACTTCGGATGCCCCAAATTTAGAGGACATAGTTTTAATTGGAACAACTGGGAAAAGATATTCTTCTGGCCAAACAATAACCGACCCAGAAATATATTATGATGGGAATAACAATAGGCTATTCAGAGTCACCTTTGAAGTTAAAAATAGTGTTGGAGAGATTGTAAAGGGAGTAATGATAGTATGATAACAAAATTTGGTAAAAGATTTATAACATCTTATTTAGCAAGCGGACTTAATTTCAATCAAAAAGACATTGCAATAGGAATAGGATCGCAAGCCCCAACTGTAAATGACTCAGACATGCAATTTGAATTTTATCGATCAGGAGTTTTTCTTGGAAGTTCTGACATACAAACAAATACAGCAAGTGGGGTAACAACATATTCAGTAGTTTATAAGACTACATTGCCAACAGACGTTGAGGGCATAATATCAGAAATTGGAATTTTCCCTTCAGGGTTTTTGCAAAATACAGACTATTCTTCTAAATATATATCATCTTTTGAGAATACAACAGACTGGAAAGATTCAGATGGCGCACAACCAATATCTGTATCAACACCAACTCCAAAAATAGGTTCCTCATATTTTTCTATTACCGCAGCAAGCAATCAATCAAAATCATATAGCCTGGATACCGTTTTTGATCTTGCTGGATATGGAGTTGAAGACAGTATTTCACTTGCTTTTTATCAATCAGATTTAAACTTAGATTATATTTATGTTAGATTTTACAGCTCACCAACTAGCTATAAAGAAATAAGATTTTTAGCAACAACATCTATAGGACATAAAATTTTATCACTTAAGTTATCTAGCTTATTTAACTCTACATTTTCATCTGCTGGAGCAACAGACTTTTCTAAAATTACTATAATAGAAATAGGCGCTAAAGCTAAAGTTTCAGGGGCTACAAATGTTTTATTAGATGGGTTAAGATTAAATGATGAAGACAGATATAACAGCCAGTATGGCTTAATTAGCAGATCTATTCTTTCTACCCCCATAGTAAAACCTCTTGGCATAGAGATGGATATTGAATATAAAGTAAATCTAGGATTCTTATAATGGTTGATAAATATTCACCAGGTAGATATGATCCAATAAGTGGAAAATATTTTCCAGCAGATTTAAGCAAAACAAATGAAGAGGCAGCCAATGCAGCAAATACAAAAACTGCAGATGCATTTACTGTTAAAAAATCTGGCTTAAATGTTGTAATGAATGGTCAATATCAATTTTCGTTTGCATATTTATATTCTGATCCAAATAATGCCTCAAACCTTATTCCTGGAACCAGGTCCCCCAACTTTATAGTTACGCTACAAACTCCCGATTTAACTCAGCCAGTAACCAACCTTGTTGTAACACCTTCACTTCTTTCTTATGGAGTTAATTGGACTTTAATAGATAAAGCTTTAGCTGCAAACAAATGGCTTATTGATATACAGATATACGAAAGTTTAACTGGAGCATTTGCAGGAGAAGAATATTTAGTTTGGAATGGAAACGGAAACTCTGCAACCATACTTGTTTCAAATACAGCAAACAGATGGATACGTGTTGATACACGAGATCAAGATTATAGGAAGAAAAGCGTTTCTTTTGGCCCATTCAAAGCAATAGATCCAATTGTTGTAGATACAACTGGGCCAGCAAACGTAACTTCCGTGACTGCTGAAAGTGGAATTGATACATCTGGATACTTGGGATTCAATGCTTACGCAAACATATCTTGGCCAGCAGTAACAGGCGGAGGCATAAGAGGATATAGAATTAGATTTAGCAATGATAGCGGAGCCACCTATTCTTATGTTGATTCTCCAGGAACTGGAACAACATATAAGCTTGCTGGACTAGTAATTGGATCAACCTATAAAATAGCAGTTGCCACATATGATGAATATAATAATACATCTTCTTCATATGTATCTGGACCAGATGTTACGGTTACTGGAACTCCATCAGTAACAAATTTTATTAAGGGCGGAGATTTTGAATTCGGAGTAGGGGTGGGATCAGTTGCAACAAATAAAGGTTTATATTTTGATGCCAGCAACTATTGGTATATTAATGCAACAAACAGTGCCAGACTTAAAGTTGGTGGGTCTACAAGCAACTACCTACTTTGGGACGGCTCTACATTTGCGGTAGATGGTAACATAACGGCTAGAGGCGGGCAGTTTAGCGGTAATATATTTATGTCTACAACTGGAGCATCTATATATAGCGGAACAATTGATGCAACTACTGGTAATCTAACTGGCAACGGATTTGCATTAAATTCAACGGGATTAAAGGTTGCTAACGGCACAAAGTCTGTAACTATATCTGCTGCAACTGGAACAATAACTGCCAATGGTGGATCTATTGCTGGATGGGCATTAGGAGATAATACTTTTTCTAAAAACAATATTATATTAGACAGTACAGGAAATGGTAAAATACAAGTTGGCGCAAGTGCACAGAATAGTGTTTATTTAGGAACAGAGACTTCTGGTGGAACTTCATTTCTTATGTGGGCAGGTAATAATACTCCTGATGCTAATGCTAAATTTAAAATAGGAGCAGACGGCACACTATATGCAGTTGGTGCAGTTTTTGGATTAGGATCAAGTATTGCTGGATACGCAACATCTACACAGTTAACTACGGTTTCCACCACCGCAACAACTGCTGCATCAGATGCCAATACCGCAAAAATTGCTGCTCAGGCCGCAAAGGCAACGGCGGATGCCGCTCTACCATCAACAAGCTTCAATAGAGACGCTATTGTAAATAGCATTAACAGCTCTGCTACAACAACTACAATAAACGGCGGTAAAATAACAACAGGAACTGTTTCTGCAAATGCAGTTGTTTCAGATTTTATTTCTGCATTTAATATCAACGCAGATAAAATTACTTCTGGAACAATTGGTGCATCTGTATCTATTACAACCCCAACGATTACAGTTGGATCATTAGGAGATTCTTATTATTTTAAAACAAAGTCTATACGAAGTGGTACATCAATTGAGGCTTTAGCAGTAAATGCTATAAACATGATGTCCGCTTCATCAGCTGGAACCCTTTCAAATTGGTATCCCTACTATACCGATGACGCATCACTTGGTTTTGTAAGCTCCCCCTATAACCTTAGATGGAGAAATATATTTTTAATAAATAGTCCAAACGTAAGCTCAGATAATAGATATAAAAATAACATACAGGTTTCAGACCTAGGCTTAGATTTTATTAAAAAATTAAATCCAAGAAAATACAAACTGAATTCAAGATCCGTTAAGCCAGTTATAGATGAAGACGGCAAAGAAGTGCTACATGAAAATTCTGATAAGCCAGTAACTGAGCCAAATTTAAATGACCCAGGAGTAAGAAATCATTATGGGTTTGTAGCTCAAGAAGTAAAGGAAGCTTTAGACCAATTAGGTATATATGACTCGGCAGCCTTTTGGACGCTAGCCGATAAAGATGATCCAGAGTCTAGTCAGGCTTTGGTTTATGAACAATTTATTTCACCACTAACCAAGGCTATACAAGAATTGTCAGATATGGTAGAATCATTACAACAAGAAATAAATACACTGAAGGGTATATAATGGACAATAGATTAGAACTAATTGTAACAGCATTGCAGCAACGTATTGGCGAAATTGTCTCACAATATGAGACAAATATTGCTGTTCTCCGTGCCGAGATTACTCAGTTGTCAATAAAAATTCAAGAACTAGAAGCACCAAAGGAAAAACCAAAGGAGTAAAAATGGCCGAACAATTGCAACCAATGCCTGTAAATCCAGGCGACCCAATAACATCAGAGTTATTGGCCAACATTGTGTCTAATATTAATATAATAAATAACTTGTCAAATAGTATTAACGATAGTGGTAGCTCTACACAAGATCCTGGGGCGGGTGTTCAAACACAAATTGAGTCTGGCAGATTAAAAATTACTGCGAATAAAGACGGAAAAACAATAACACCAGTAAGTTTTAAAAAGCCATTTAGTGCCAGGCCAAATATAGTATGCACAGTTTGGCAGCCATCGGCTGTTGGGGCATTAACCAATAAATTTCAACCAATAGTAACAGTTGCTTCTGCTGAGGGATTTTCAATTCAAATGCAAAACGTAGGCGCTACGGCAAGCGGAAGCCTATATGTGCAATGGATTGCTTGTAGTACCACATAGGTATTGACAATATGTAGCACTATGCTACAATTTGATTTAGACTATAGGCCATGAATATTCATGGCCTATTAACATTAAGGTAAATAATGACAAACGATTTAAAGTGGATGCTATCATCAGATCAGCAATTTCCATATCAGGATGACAAGATGATCGAGCTTTGGTTTAAAGTTATGAAATGGTTCAAACCAGATGTTGTTGATTACCTTGGTGACACAGACGATCAAGCCTGTTATAGTAAATATACAGATGGCAAACCGACAGAATTTTTAAAGGCATATAAGAATGATGACGTGACAAATGATTTAGAGTTAATGCTAAAAGATATGAAGATTGAGGCAAGCGGCGCTAGAGAATTTTATGAAAGAACAAGAAAAATGCTTCCAAACGCACAGCTATTCTCAGCACTAGGAAACCACGATATTAGAATTTTTGATTATCTAGATAAAAAAATACCTGAATATGCAAAGCATGTAACACCAGAAGCTCTATGGAGTTTAGATTCATTGGGCTACGATTATATTTATTATAACGAATTACCAGAACGCCGTTTTGGAGATATCCATGTTCACCACGGAATGTCAATTGCAGCCACAGGATCTGTTAGAAAAGATATGGAAGATATGCAGGTGTCTTTAATTAGAGGTCATTCTCACAGGATCGCTTCACACATGGTTACTTACGAGCTTAGAAATAAAGGCAAGGGAGAAACTTTACGTGGGTATGAGATTGGTCACATGTGTGATGAAAAAGGTCCAGGAATGAAATACACTCAACATCATGACTGGCAAAAAGGATTTGCTATTGCTCATATAGAAAATGGTAAATATCCTCACATTAACATGATCCATGTTTCACCAGAGTATTCTTGCGTAGTGGACGGAAAGCTCTTTCAAGTATGATTAAGTGTAATAAATGCGGAGGGAGAGTTTTTGTAGACAGAGTATTCTCTCAAAAAATGCATATGGAATTGTTTTGCATCATGTGCGGCAAGCGCTGGATGATGAATAAAAATACAAATAAGATGGGCAAATGGCTAGAGACACTAGAAGAAAATCACTCAAAGAAGTACGGTATTTCTTCTTAAACGAGAAGATACATAAGACTCTTAGCTTATCTAGAGCTAAAGATCAATTGATTGCTTGGTCGTATTTAGATAAGAAAAGAATGCTTTACCCATATTCAGAAGTAGATAAAAATATGGGAAGTGCTTATAGTATTGTTCAGGTTGCCTCAATGTTGAATAAACATAGGGTTACAATACAAGAGTATATTCTAGAAGGAAAAATTAAGTCTCCACAAAAAATTTATCCAATAGGCAGTGCCTCAGAAGATGTTTGGTATAAGTATATGTTTAGCGACAAAGATATATTAGATTTACATCAATATATATTAGAAGCAGGTCACTCCAAAAATGTTCCGTCTAAGGCAGAATTATTGGCTCTTCTCAAACACAGCTTTATATTGTATACTAAGACCGTAGACGGTTTTGTACCAGTATGGAAGGCGGAGTAATGAGTTACAACCCAATATATACACTTGAGACTGGCGCTTCCAAAAAACGTAAAAGAGAAAAAGAAGTTGAGGAGTGGAATTCCAAGAACGGCCCTGTTATAATAAAAAAGGTAGAAGATGGAAAAAAGTAGGATGGCTACCTGCGATATTTGTAAAAGAGATATAGAAGTTCGCTGGGGGATATTTGCCAGCGATACATTAACTAGACATAAGAAGGCGGAGCACAAATGACAACAAGAGTAAAGGTTGATCTTTCTTTTACTAGAAATCTTGGTAACTATGAAAGCATCAGGATAAATGTTGGCATAGAAGATGATGCCCGTTCTGGAGAAACAGTAGATATTGCTACAGAAAGAGTTTACGGATTTGTAGAAAAAAAGCTAATTCAAAAAATTGGTGAAATAGAGGAAGAGCTGAAAATTGGCAAATAATAGAGAGCCATATATCCTTATAACAAATTATCAAAATCTTTATAAAGAAAGATATGGCAGGCTTCCTGTATTAAATAAGTTTAGAGAAAAATGGGCCATGCAGGATGTAATTGATAGCGTAGGATTTCATAAGGCAAATGACTTATTGAATTATTATTTTAGCCTAGAAAAAACAGGACACCCGTTACAATTCTTTTATTATAACTTTGATAAAATGGAAAATGCTAGAATAGAGTTACAAAAGGATATTGAGACACGCCGACTACTGCGAGAGTCTACTAAAAAGATGGTGGAAGAAGGCGGGCTATGAATACAGAAGCAACACTAATTTCTGCTATATGTAAGAATAAAGATATAAGCACTGTTATGGCAGAAAATGTCGATGAGCTATTTACCTCTCATGGAGATGTTTGGGATGGTCTAAAGTCTTATTATAATAAGTTTAAGGCTATACCAGAAATTGGAATCCTACAAGAAAAATTTAAAGACTTTGAGCCAGACCTAAATGCAACAGCAGAAACTGCATATTATCTAGATAACCTTAAGAATGAGTTCTTGTCTAGCAGACTAAAGAGTATTTTAATTCGTGGCGGATCCATGCTAAAAGAAGATGTTGCTTCTAGAGTTATTGCCGAACTTCAGTCCCAGCTTTCTAGCTTAAACAAATATACAAATAATGTCCGTGACCTAGATATAACTGATGCAGATAAAGCCATTAAGCATTTAGAGGCTTTAAAGGCCCGTACAGCCCAGATGGGCGGTTCTCCAGGTATTAAGACTGGGTTCCAGTCAATCGACCTTGCATACCCCACTGGAATGGCTCCAGGACACCTTATAGTGGCCATTGGCTGGCCAGGGAAAGGAAAGACATGGTTTACATCCTACCTTGCCTGCAAGGCATGGGAGCAGGGATTTAAGCCCATGATTGTTTCTCTTGAAATGACACCAGAGAATATGCGTGACAGAATTTATACAATGCTGGGCTCAGGTTTATTTAAAGCTAGCGATTTTGCAAAGGGCGATATTAATATTGACGATTTCAGAACTTGGTCGGGAAAGAAATTTGTAGACAAGAATAAGTTTATCTTAGTATCAAATGAGGGCTCTGGAAATGTGACACCAAATGCTATTCAAGCAAAGATAGACCAGCACAAACCAGATATTGTTATCCTAGACTATCATCAATTGTTTACAGATAATAATAACTCCAAGGCTCCAACAGAACGTAATATGAATATATCTCGTGAGTTTAAAAACTTAGCAGTAAGAAATAATATTCCTATTATTGATATTACCGCTGCTACAGCAGACGATATTACAGATCAAGATAACCCACCCATGATGAGTCAAGTTGCTTGGTCAAAAGCAATTGAGTACGATGCAGATATGGCTATGGCTATTCACAAGTACAAGGGTACAGACATGATTGAAATTGTTTCTAGAAAGAATAGACACGGACACGACTTCGGTGTATTTTTAGATTGGGATATTAACAGGGGTATCGTCAAAGAGATTTACGAAAATCCGTTTGCAAATGACGCACAAAAGAATTAAAAGATTTCAAATTGCCGTAGAGTTTAATGACGACAGTCAAATTATAAGTTTAAGGCCTCAGTACGAAAACTTATTAACACAAGATATGCGTGGTAAAGGATATATAAGGGTATTAGATATTGATCCAGCTTTCTCAATAGAGTTTACTGGACAAACATGGAGATTCTTAATGACTCTCCACGGGATATATGTGGGAAGGAAGAAGGCATGGCAATTCGAGGGTACAACTCAAAACAAATTGATACCAAGGACTACGCCCCAAGCCATATTAAATCAGTCTTAGCTGAAATAGGACTTAATATTGTTGGCGCAACAGGCAATGATTTTCTATGCTACTGCCCATTTCATTCTAATAGACATACGTCTAGCTTTAGCGTAAGCCAAACATCTGGTGCATTTATTTGCTTCAACCCTGCTTGCGGAGAGACTGGCACTTTAGTTGATTTAATCAAACGCACTATGCATAAAAATGATTTTCAATCTTTAAGATTAATCGCAGCCAAAGAAACAGAAGCGTTAGATAACTTTGATGAAATTATGGAAGATATGCTTGAAGAGAAACCAGCCTTCGAAGAATTTTCACAAGAAACATTAGATAGACTTCATTCCGATCTTGCTCGTAACGGTAATGCTAGATCTTATTTAGAATCTAGAGGTATTAGCGTAGAGTCTATGAAACACTTTGGTCTTGGTTACTCACCAGCAATGAATATGATTGTTACTCCAGTTCATAGTCCAGATGGAATTCCAATTGGAATAGTTGGTAGATCTATTGAGGGAAAGACTTTTAAAAATAGCACTAACCTTCCAAAAAGCAAAACTTTATTCAACATTCATAGAGCAAAAAAAATAGGAGACCAGGTGATAGTTTGTGAGTCAAACTTTGATGCAATAAGAATTCATCAGGCGGGATTCCCCAATGTCGTGGCAACCCTAGGTGGATTTTTGTCTAATGAGCAACAATCTTTATTAAATAGACATTTTAATAAGATAATAATTATGACAGATGCAGATGAAGCTGGCAGGGAATTAGGCAAATCTATTTCTAGTAAGCTTAGAAATAAAGATATTTCTTGGGCCTCTTTTGGATATCGTGAGATATATCCAAATAAGGCTAAGGATGCTGGTGATTTAACTGAAGAAGAAATAAAAATATGCATAAAAAAATCCGTATCAGATATTGAATATCGCTCATGGATATGATATACTAAATAAACAGATGGATTTACACCATCAACTATACAATAAGGAGATACAATGGGTATCGTAAAAGGTCTAAAAGGATTAAATCAAGTTATGGACAAGCCTTCATACAGCGAAGGTGACGGAACAAAAGCACGTTGGGCAAAGCTAGAAGATGCGGAAAGCGTAAAAGTTCGCTTCCTGCAAGAACTAGATCCTGACTCACCAATGTACAACGAAAAAAATGGTTTGGGTTTTATTGCCGTAGAGCATACTAACCCTAAAGACTACAAGCGCAAGGCACTATGTTCAATGGAAGATCAAGGCAAGTGCTACGGTTGCGAACAACACCGTAAAGATTATAAGGCGGGATGGAAAGGTCGTTCACGACTTTACATGAACGTATTAATTGATGATGGCAAAGAAGAGCCATACGTAGCAATTCTTTCTCAAGGTTCGAGTGGTAAAACAATTACGCCAACTCTTATTGAGTACGCTGGCGAAATGGGTTCTATCAGCAATCTAATGTGGCGCATTAAGCGCACAGGAACAAAGACAGATACAAGCTACACAATCATTCCTTTGGCTAAAGATGAGGCACCTTTTGATTCCTCAGCACTTGAATTGTACGACTTGGAGACAACAGCAATTCGAGATTTGCCTTATACAGAGCAAGAAGGATTTTTTAACGGAGAAGGCGGAAGCCATGAAGCTCCTACTGCTTCAGACTCAGACAGCAATTTAGTCTGGTAACTATTTATAGTCAGGGGCAGTCTATTGACTGCCCCTGCTTTATTTAGTAAAATAACATTATGCCTACATATGAAATCCCAGATCCGTTTGAGACATTTGTTGCTAATAAATATAAAAACTATAAGGGTATGTGGTACGACTTCTTTGCAAGAGAATGGAATTTAAAATCTGCATGTTGTGGGAAAGAGCTTTATGCACCAAACAAAAAAACTATGATTAAGACAAGACTTTATCATACAAGGAATGAATGCATGGGCGGATATTAATGAGTTTTACACACTTACATGTTCATTCTTATTATTCATTAATGGATGGACTAAATTCACCTAAAGAATTATGCCAAGCAGCGTTGGATGCTGGGCAAACTGCGATTGCAATTACAGACCATGGCACTCTCTCTTCACACAGAGATATGCAAATTGCCGCAAAGGAAACTGGCATTAAGCCAATTCTTGGTGTTGAGGCGTACATATCTCCAACCGATAGATTTGATAGATCATCTAAAACCGATAAATCTATTCAAGCCTACAACCACATTATTTTGCTAGCGAAAAATAAAAAGGGGTTGGAGAATATTAATATCCTTCAGGAGCTTGCTTGGAATGAAGGTTTTTATCATAAGCCAAGAATTGACAGAGAAATATTAGATCTATATAGCGAAGGCATTATCGTTCTCAGCGGATGTCTTAATGGACTCATTAGTAAGGCTATCGATAAGGGTAACATGGAGGAAGCAGAACTTCTTCTCAAGGGCTTTAAACAAACTTTTGGACAAGATTTTTACGTGGAAGTGCAATCACACAACCCTGTGGAGATCAACTCTGCCCTTTTAGAATTAGCAGACAATCTAAACATTAAGGCGGTGGCAACAGGAGACGCCCACTTTGCTAAAGAAGAAGATAGAATACTAGAGGAAGCATTGCTGATCCTATCTACATCTCCTAAAATTGACAAAGACTCGGACTTTGAGATGTCACGTAATATTAAAGATATGATGGAGAGATTTAATTATCTATACCCAGACCGTAGAATTTCTTTCCAAGACTACAACTTGTTTATTCAGTCTAGAGAAGAGATTGAGGCAGACTTTAATAAAGCTGGAATTACTCGTACAGACATTTACGAAAATACAATAGAAATTGAAAAGAAGATTGGCGAATATGACTTTAATCAAGGGCTAGACCTTCTTCCAGTTCCTAAAACAGATGCCGACCAAAAACTGTCTGATATGGCTTTTGAAGGCCTAGAAAGGCTACGCCTCAGAGAGAGCTGGCTAGGCAATGACGTATATGACCAGAGACTTATTGAAGAGTTAGAGATAATTAAATCTAAGAACTTTGCCTCGTATTTCTTAGTTGTGGCAGATATGATTAACTGGGCAAAAGAAAATAATATTATGGTTGGCCCAGGTCGTGGCTCTGCCGCAGGCTCGTTGGTCTGCTATGCGCTTGGCATTACAGATGTAGACCCAATTGAATATGACTTGCTATTTTTTAGATTTATTAATCCAGAACGTAACGACTTTCCAGATATTGACACAGACTTCGAAGACCGTCGTCGTAAAGAAGTAAAAGAATATTTAAAGAAAAAATTCAAACATGTAGCATCTATTTCCACATACACTTATTTTAAAGATAAAGGTGTAATTAGAGACGCAGCAAGAATTTTTATGGTTCCGCTTCAAGAGGTTAATCGTGCAATGAAATCAATTGATACTTTTGAAGATTTTATTTCTTCTCCAAATACAAAAGAATTTAGAGCTAAATATCCAGAAGTAGTTTGGCTTGCAGATAGATTGCGTGGAAGAATTAGATCTGTTGGCGTACATGCTGCTGGAGTAGTTGTAGCAAAAGATGATTTAAGAAAGTTTGCACCAGTTGAATCGAGAGAAGACGCACAAGATAAAGTGTCGGGAAGAATTCCTGTCGTTGCATACGATATGGATACGGTTGCAGATATAGGTCTTATTAAACTAGATGCACTAGGGCTTAAGACCTTATCTGTAATTTCTGATACCCTTAAATCAATTAAATCTAGGACAGGCAAAGATATAATATTATCGTCTATGACGCTTGATGATCCAGAAGTTTATAAAATGCTTAGCGAAGGATTTACTAAGGGCGTATTCCAAGCTGAAGCAACACCATACACTAACCTTCTTATTAAAATGGGAACAGATAAGTTTGAGGATCTAGTTGCATCCAATGCACTTGTGAGGCCAGGAGCCATGAATACAGTTGGTGCTGCATACATTAAGCGTAAACACGGGAATGAGGCTGTAGATTATATGCATACTATAATGAAACCTTTTACCGAGAACACTTATGGTGTTATTATATATCAAGAGCAAGTTATGCAGGCATGCGTACACTTGGGCGGTATGACTTGGGCAGAGGCTGATAAGGTCCGCAAGATTATTGGAAAGAAAAAAGATGCAAAAGAATTTGACCAGTTCAAAGATAGGTTTGTTATTGGGGCTTCAAAACACATTACTAAGAAAAAGGCAGAGGCGCTCTGGCACGATTTTGAAGCGCATGCTGGTTATTCTTTTAATCGTTCCCATGCCGTTGCTTATTCTATGCTCAGTTATTATACTGCTTGGCTTAAGTTTTATTATCCGCTTGAGTTCATGTTTTCAATTCTTAAAAACGAAAATGATAAAGATGCTAGGACGGAGTATTTAATTGAGGCTAAACGTCTAGGACTAAAGGTGCTACTGCCTCATATTAACGAGTCAGGTCTTGATTTTTCACTTCAAGAAAATGCAATCCGATTTGGATTATCTGAAATTAAGTTTATATCTGACAACATTGCAAATAAAATTATTGACAGCAGACCTTATATTGACTACAATCATTTTATTTCTATTGCTTCTGCTAAAGGAAGCGGTATAAATAGTAGAGCAATTAGTTCACTTAATGCAATTGGTGCCGCAGCATTCAAAGATAATCCTAGAAGTGGAAATGAAAAAGATAATTACTATGAGTATCTAAACATACCAACATTTAATTTAGAAGGTATTCCCCCAAGAGTTAAAGCTCAGGCTAGACCAATTGAAGAGTTTGATGACCTAGGCTCGTTTGTTATGTTCGGAATGGTAAAGGGAATTAAACGTGGAACAGGCTGGGCAAGAGTAGAGATTGTAGATGAGACTGGTTCAATAGGACTCTTTCATAATGAGCAGACACAAATTGAAGTAGGTCAGATGTATTTCATCCTCGTTGGAGACAATAGAATAGCAAGGTATATAAAGGTTTCGGATATAGACCCTTCATCAAACGATATGTTTGTTGACTATTTGTACCGAAAAGAGTATGATCTTGAAGAAGACGAATATATAGTTGTAAACTTTACCCCATATGTAACAAAGGCAGGCAAAACTATGAGCCATATAGTGTTGTCAAATAGAAATAAGGAGTTGACAAGAGCAATTGCTTTTCCAGCTATGTACAAAATGACCCTTGCAAAAATGCGTGAGGGAATGAAGTGTAGGGTTGTTCTATCAAAATTAGACGATGGAACTATGAATGTAAAGGAAATCAAATGAGTGATGCAAAAATAGAAGATATTTACGCACAGCTAAACATTGCTAAAATACTTGTTGCTGCAATTGAAAGTCTTGGAGAAATTTCTCTACCAGTTGAAAATTTTTTAAAGGCAGCCAATGAAGACAAAGAATTGCAAGTAGATTACAATGAGGGCGATCAAACATTTACATTTAAACTTAAACAAAAAGATTAATTGTATAGGCTTCACAGCGCCCCATTTAAATGGTATACTAGTAGAGAGAAGAAAGAATACAAATGACTATTTCCCTAGAAGATATAATGGCAAAGCTAGACCCAAAAACACGTGCAAGAGTTCAATCTGCACAAAATGTTCAAGTTCATAAACAATTAACTCCTAGCATAGGATTAAATGTTGCCTTAAAGGGTGGCTTAGGATATGGAAGACAAATATTAGTTTGGGGCAATAAGTCTGCTGGTAAATCTTCTTTCTGCTTACAGATGATAGCATTAGCACAACAAGAAGGCAAAACTTGTGCATGGATTGATGCAGAAGCATCTTATGATCAATCTTGGGCAGAGCAACTGGGAGTAGATTCATCTTCCCTTATTTATTCTCAAGCTAAAACAGTAAACGATATGGTAGACGTTGGCGTAAAGCTAATGGAAGCTGGCGTAGATGTAATTGTTGTTGACTCCATCTCTGCTTTGCTTCCTGGCATATATTTTGAAAAAGATGGAAACGAAATGAAAGATTTGCAAGACACAAAGCAAATCGGCGCAGAAGCAAAGGATATGACTCACGCAGTCAAAATGTTAAACTATGCAAACAAAAACACACTACTTGTTCTTATCTCCCAACAAAGAAATCAGTTTGGGTCAATGCATGCTTCACACATCCCAACAGGAGGAATGGCAGTTAAATTTTTCTCTAGTACCGTTATCAAGCTCTGGTCTTCAGAAGCTGAAGCTAATGCTATCAAGGCTGGCGTTCAAGTTGGGGACAAAATTATTGAACAGCGTGTCGGAAGACCAGTCAATTGGGTTATTGATTACAACAAGCTCGGCCCCCCTAACCTTTCAGGACAATACGATTTTTACTACCAAGGAGAATCTTTAGGAGTTGATCGTATTGGTGAGACGCTAGATGTTGCAGAAATGTACGGTTTAGTAGAAAAAGGTGGAGCATGGTACACAATTAATAAAGAACGTTTTCAGGGTAGGGCTAAGGCAGTAGCATACCTTAGAGATAACCCAAAAGTTGCTGGCTCTTTGATTGAGGAAATCAATGCCAAATCTTAATGAGTTTATTAACAGTCCTCGTGTTATTAGTAAAAAAAATCTAGAATCAATACTTGGGGTTAAGCCATGCTCAAAATGTGATAAGGATGCAGGTGAAGCATTTTGGGATCCAGAGTCTATGGTATTGTCTTGGGAATGTCCAGATGGCCACTTAAACGAAGTTAAGGTTGGATAAATGACTACTGACTTTTCAGATATTAAAAAAATTGTAGTGGCCCCACAAATTGTAATATATAAAAACATATTTAAAAACAGCAAAGAGATAATTGAATTGCTGCAGGATAGTAGAAAAATTTCGTTCTTTAATGAATGGAGGGAATGGTATGGTCAAGGATTTAGAAGAGACGCAGACTTTAGTCTTTTAAATACTATAGACCCTGGAACCGATACATTTCTTAATTTAGAAAAACAATATATATTAGAAATAAATAAGTGTATGAATTTCATTAGAGAAGACTATCTTAATGAGTTTGGAAAAGAAAATGGAATATGGCCTTCATTTATAAAAGATTGGGAATCGCTAAAAGATACAGATAAAAAATACTGGATTGATTTTTTTAGATATGACGTAGATTTTCAAGGAAAGGTAAACCCTTCTGGATTAATCATGGAATACCATGTAGATGAATTGCCAGTACCTGGGGAAACAAAAACAAAGAGGCACGTTGCCACTGTTAATTTTTATTTAAATAATAGTTATGACGGAGGGGAAATTTGTGTATACGATTCTATATCAAATAATACATACATGTATAAGCCTATGCCTGGAGATGCCGTTATAATGCCGTCAACAGAACCATTCTATCACGGAGTAAAGCCATTTAGTAAATCAGATAGGTATTTTTTAAGAGCGTTTATTGATTCTGATGTTAAAGACGAAATTGAGTGGAAAAAACAATACAACATAACAATTGGACAAGACAATTTAAATAATGTTAATACAGAAGAATCTTATGTAGAAAAAGATTTACAAACCATAAAGCTGTCTATCCCATCTAACCTTATAGAAGTTAAAGGCTAGTAAATGTCTGAAAGAGCCGAAGTAAAAAGAGATAATGCTAAAGCACAAAAAAATAGCGGGCGAGGAGATTACCAAAAGGGTGATGCTAGGTGGAATCAATTTTTAGTTGATTATAAGGAGGCGGGATCTACATTTACATTGAATAAAGAGGTTTGGTCTAAGATCTGTACAGATACATTTAAAGTAAATAGAGATATGCATCCAGCCTTAAAAATTATTATAGGTAAAGAAAGCAAGGTGCGACTTGGTATAATAGAGTGGGCAATTTTAGAAGAATTAATTAAATGCTGGGAGGATAATAATGCATAATGTAGATGTTTATATAGATGACATATCTTTTCCGACAGCAAAAATTAGACCACTAGAACTTCAAAGAGAATGGATGCATTCATATGTTTATAACTGCTACCCAATAGCAATGGCAAATACTTTTGGATATGGTATTTATTTTGAACACGACATATCTTTTATTTGGGATGGCTCTAAAGATGACGGAGCAGTTGGTATTATTGGTAAAGAAAATATTTGGGTTGGTAGAGGAGAAGGAACGGCAAGCTTTGCCACCAATTTAATATTTAAAACTGATGAAAACACTAGTATGCTCACAATGCCAGTTCCAAATGAATATTTAGATGGAGCACAAGTTTTAAGTACAATATTGTCTACATCAGTATTTACTGGTACATTTACTATTGTTTGGAAACTTGATACTCCCAACAAAGAATATTTTGTTCCAGCTGGAACAAATATAGCATGTGTACTTCCAATATCGATTGGATCAATCCAGGGCTCAATTTTTAATATTAAGAATTCTAAATGGCCATTTGAAAAAATTCAAGATAGTGAAGAATACATGAGCTATTTAAAAGAAAAAAATTCTGAAGGCATTAGGCCCAGAATGTATAAAAAGGGAATTGATCATACAGGCAAAATAATTGGTAAACATGAAGTAGATAAAATAATTTTAAACGTGAACTATGAAAATGAACAGGAAAATTAAATGAAAATATTTTTACTAGGATTGATGGCGGGTCTATCAATTGGATACCCGCTTGGGTTATTTATAGATCAAATAGACAAAAGGATAAAAAATAATGGAAGATAAAAATACACTACAGCTTATTAGCGATATCACAGAGTTTAATGATCTGCATGAGTTTATGCATGATGAGCACCTAGACAAAGCTTTGGCTATCGTTGTAAAGCTTCTAATGAATCCTGATGTTCCTTCTGCAAAAGCCCCGCATTTAATTATGGAACTTCAAGCAATGTCCACCAAGTTTGCCGTGCTTGCTTCTGTATATTCTACAATTGCTAAGGACAAAGCTGGAACGGTTAATAATAATAAGAAAAATATTTACTATTCGGTAAAGGAGTCCATAGACAAACTCGTAGATGCACTTAAGTATGTGGTTAGGTATAACTAATGATTCAAAAAAGAATTATGCTGGTGTTTATTTTTATTGGTTCAGCAATAGGATTGTTTGTTTTAAATTCTAATCAACCAGAGTGCATTAATCTATACGTAGACTACGGAAATAATTCTACAGTAGAAAAGAAATGCGTCAGTGCCAGTGGTAAAGTTAATTCTTTAGATCTATTAAAGACACATGGGTATAATATAGAGGGAACAGTAAAGTATGGAAATGCTGTTGTCTGCAGAGTAAATAATTTTCCCAACAACAGTGTTGAAAAATGCCAAGACATGCCACCAGAAAATGCATATTGGGCCGTGTTAGTAAAAAAGAATCAGGCCTTGCCA